GCTGGTGTTCCAGTTTTAGCTTCCATCCATTTTTTAGTAACTCTTACGATTGGCACTCCATCAACCATTCCTACCAATCCATTTATTGCTATATTTTGTCCAATATCTGAGGCTTTAATAAAGTTGTCATCTTTTTTTAGTTTTGTCAAAAACTCAGGTATAACATAAGCAATTCTATTTTGTGGCACATCCTCGTCATTTAATTTTTCCTGTGCCTCCAAGAATTTAGCATAAGCGTTGCTAGCTGTAAGTCCTGTTACTGTCTGTGAATTTGTATCACAAGATTTAAGAATTGTTTCAAATCTATATTTTTCAATTTCAGGAATTACTCTTTCTCTCAATTGTCTTGCCAACACTTCTCCAGCTTTAATTTTTGTCTCGTCTTCGTCCATTTTATCCAAAAGCATTTTAAAAGCTCTATCTTTTGTTAATGTCAATTCTTGGATTGAATTTTGCAAAATGTCCGCATTTCCATAACCTGTATTTCTGTTATAGTCCCTATTATCAACTGTATTAATTGAAGTCACTTTTACAGTTTTAGCTCCTACAAAGCTGTAATCATTATTTACTATTTTCTGTGATACTGCTTCACTTGTAAATCTTTCATCAATTTTATCTGCAAATAATTCAGTGTAAATCATTGCCATATTCTATCATCTCCTTTAAATTAAAAAGAACTGAAAGCCTTATCAAATGCTTCAAGTCCTATATCCTTTTTATCTTTTTCTCCTTCACTTCCACCATTTAAAGAGTTTGGTGTTCCTCCGCTTTGTGTTTTAAGATAACTAGATAAATTCTCAGAAAAAGATTTCACACTATCTTCAATCTCTTCTTGAGTATTTCCGGTAATGCTGCCTAAAAAACTATCAGGGATCTTGTATTTTCCTAATATAGCCTTTTTCATCTCATTAGTTTTCAATGTTGCAAGTTCCGTATTTGAAGCATCAAGTTGTTTTTGGAGTTCAGTAATACTTTTATTATACTTTTCTTCTGCAGTAAGATTAGCATTATTAATTCTCGTTTCATACTCTTCAATCGTTTCACCGTGCTTTCTCTCCAATTCTTTTTTCTCACTTTCAAATTTTTTTCTTTCCCTTGCAATCCTTTCTTTAATCATTTCATCTACTTGTTCCTGTGTAAATGTATTTTCTGACATAATTATCCTCCCATTTAAAGTCTGTCGACTATTTTCTATCCAGATGTTTAATGTCCATCAGTACGACAAATAAAAAGAGCAGTCATTAAACTACTCTTTTGATTTTTTTTCACTAAAATACAATTCATACAATTCTCGTACAACAATCAAACCTATCTCTTTTGCAACCTCAGAGCATTTCAATTCTTCAAAAAATTCTCTATCCATTCTCAGATATTCCTTATACAAGTAATTTTTCTCCTCGCTATTCTTAGCAGTACTAACTCTTTCTTCTGCTTCTTTTAATTTTTTAAAGTTTTTATATAATTCACTATCTACCGTTAATTTCATTTCTTCTATACCTTAATCCCTTTTTTTTTGCTGTTTCATACTGATTTAGTTCTCTCCAGATTTTAAATGTCATTTTATCTAGTAAGTCACCTTGCTTTGCTATTATCTCCGCCATCATATCTTTCATTTCAAACATGTCTTTTGATAACTCATGGATATACTTTTCATCAATTGCCGCTAAATATTTTAAATTTAAATTAGTAAATGAACTAAAATCATCATTACTGAATCCCCATTCATGACCGCTGTTTTTAGGGTGGTTATGGGTATAAAAAGCGTCTTCAAAATTAATTTTAGTCATCTTATGACTTGGTATTGAATTTTCATCTCCTTTCAAAATATAAATATCTCCATTTTTAGCTATTACTAACGCATTTTCTTTGCTCTTATTAACGATTTTTTGTTCATATCTTCGCAACAATTCCAGCGGTTCATCTTTATACTCCGTTGCATTAATATTCCCTATATTTCTGTATCTACCACCTTCAACAAAAACAGTACCATTATTATTGATTATACCCTCATTTTCATTATTTTCAAAATCTTCTTTTTCAGATTCATCAGAAAAAACATTGGAATACTCATAAGGAACAGTTGTACTTCTACACCGAGGGTGCATCGGCGGATAATTTTCTCCTTCCATTGCATTTTCCGTTTTAAATACTTCACCATTAAGACTAGCGCAAGTATGGCTTGTTCGACTATCCAATACCGCTAAAAACTCATACTTAATAACTCCAGAATCTTTATACCCCATAAGCGTTGCTTGGTTTTGTATATGGGCAGTTTCAGTTCTTACTAGCCTTTCAGCATTTTTATAACTTGTATCAAACTTCTTAGCTATATTTTGCGACATAGTTCTATAGTTAATACCTCTATTCAACCCAACAATCACTTCATTCTTTATCGCTTTCGCTAAATTATCAATGTTACTCCATATTCTACTTGAATAATTAGCCCCACTCCATTCTTGTTCCAGTGCCATTTTTATTGTACTACTACTAATTACACCTTTTTTAAAATTCAAATCCTCAACAAATGATGTATAGGTATTTTCGTAAACATCAGTCAGTGTATCCGTCACTTTGCCTTTTATTTTCTCCCCTGCCTGTATAAGTTCATAGTCAACACCTGCTTTTAAACTGTCCAGTCGACTGATACGGCTTCTATATGCCAAGGGTTCAAGTTCAACTGACATTTTCCTGAACTCAACAGGATTACTTTTTTTCAACTTCTCAATTTCCTCTACATATTTTCCTATATTGTATCGCCATTCTTTATATTCAATACCACGAAGTAGTTTATTCGCTTGAATCTTGTCGATACCCAGTTTTGTTACTTCTTGCTGATATTTAGCGTATAATTGGGCTATTTTATTCTCTATTTCTTTTTTACTCTCACTAAGTATTTTTACATATTCTTTGTATGCTTCTGTACCTTTGTTAAATGATAGCTCTTCTCGTGCAAGTTGCCTTTTTTCCCAATATTCTTTATTCTTGTTTTTCATCTATTTTTTCCTGTTCATTTGCTAACCCTTTATATTCCAACGGTTGTTCAATTTGATTTTCTTTTTCAATCTTTTTCATTTCTGCTTCAGTATCTTCAATAAAAGGTAGTAAGGAAATTAAACTTTCTTGCGACACAACATTTTGTAAATTTGTTATTACAGTTGAAAGTTCAACCAAATTTTCAGGAGTATTTCTTGTGAATATTTTTTGAATATCTAACGGTTTCAATGATAATCCAAAATAATCAAAAATTAACTCTAGCCTTTCGTTTAATGCTTTTTTAAAGTACATTTCTTTTTGTGCAGTTAGTTGTTCAAGTGCTAACAATTTATACCCTAATGCCACGCCTGAACTATTTCCAGCAAAATTTTCGTCTTGCATATCAGGGATAAAAGAAAATTTATGAATATCCTGGTTCAGTCTATTTTTATTATTTTGAGAATATGTATCGTTTACATTTTTTATTAGCCAGTTGGCTTCTCCATTTTCTCCTAATAACATCACTTTGTTTTTCTTCAAACTCTCTATATCTTCTTCATCAGTTCCTTGCATATTTGTCAATACTAGGATTGCGTCTGTAAAATCCTTCATATCGTCTAATGAAGTTGATACCGCTTCATTATATCCATCAATCAGTGTTATTACTTTTTCAAAATCCCCAAGTTTCCTTTTATTGTTTATAAATTCAATAATTGGTACTTTGTTAAATCCGTGTAATCTAGTTTCGCCTTGCCCCTGTGGAGTTAGTATAATCCCTTCAAAATCCATAACAGAAGTAAATGTATTAACGGTTATAGTTTTATCATCATAAATCTCCAATATATAATCATACTCATTGTTTTGGTTTTTTTCTTTATTCCACCGAATCGCATATTTAATATTTTTGTCTATCGTATTATCTCTAATAACAAAAACATCTCGAGGATCCAATGTTTTAAAATTTATCGTATTATCTATATTTTTATACCATAACTCATACGACCGCCCAAAAATCGAACAGTTTTCAGCATGCTCATAATTACACTGCTGTTCTTCCTCCGTTGCTAAATATTTTCCAACCATCTCGTACTCATTAGCCAAATTATCTTCCAACAACTTATAATTGATATTTTTCCCAATAAAATAAGCTGTTGCTATCGTAGTTATATAACCTGGAAAATTATGGATAAGTTTACTATCTAGTTTCTCCTTCAACCTATTAGGTTTTTCCAATATTTTATGCCTACCAACATAATAGTCTTCCAGTTTTTGTAGCCGTGCTAAATCATTCACTAAAAAGTCCCATAATGCTTTTTCCAAAATTTTTATTTCCATTATCTCACCCCCAATATATTTTTATTAATTGTCTTCATCCGATTATTTCTCATATAATCTTCGAGTGCATATCTCATAGCATCCATTAAATGATTAAAATCATCTATCGGTTTATTTACTGCTTTTCCAAATTTATCTTTATCCCAAGCATAGTTAGATATCTCTGTTAAAAAATTTACACACCTTGGATGGATAAAAATTTTAAAATCCTGAATAAATTGTATTCCAGCATTTATACTATCTTTCCCTTTTTTAGATGCTTTTATCCTTAACAGTCCTAACCCTCTTAAATGTTCTATACTCTTTGGTTCCTCACTGTCGGCAGTTATTATTTCTTTCCTGAATCCGAGTTTTTCTATGCTTTTGTAAATAACTGTATTTTGCATCCGTTTTTGATATATTTCATCAAAAACATAAATTTCTTTTTGTTCCTGGTCCATTATCCCACAAAAAAAAGCAGCAGGGTCATTCGTATATCCAAAATCTAATCCAAATACTGCTTTTGCTTTTTGCCTTTTATTTAAAATTTCTCTCCAATCAAATTCCAACTCTCTCCAATTTTCATAAACAAGCCCTTCAACAATCCCCCAGTTGCCAAGCCCTGCCACCTGATACCGCCTAGGATTATTCTTTTTCATATCTTCAAATAGCTTTTTATCAGATTTGTCAAGCCACTCATTACACAGGTAATTAGTTGTAAGAGCTAAAATATTTTTATCTTTTCTATCAAAAAATCTAGCTTTAAGCCAGTGTCTCTCATTCCAAGGATTGAAGCTAATAATTATTTGTTTAAATAATGGTTCTTCAACTATACCTCTTATACTTTCATCTAGCATATTAAACGCTACTTCATCTGTCAACTCATATGCTTCCTCTACCCAACAAAAACATAATTGTCCAACTGAAACTGAAATAGATGTAATTTTCAACGGATCATCGAAACCTCTAAATAAAATCTTTTGTCCAGTAGGTTTATATGTTATTTCAAGTGGACTTTCTTTTAACTCCCAATAGTCTTGAACCTGTAATCTATGTATTGCCCATTTTAAATCTGAATAGCAACTGTCTTTCAAAGTCCTGTACACCTTACGTACAACAAGAGTATTTGCATTCCTATATTTCATCATATTGTATACTATCCATAATGCCGTTGTCTTACTTTTCTTACTTGCTCTTGATCCTTTTACGACCTTGTACCTTCCCTTGAAATTCCAAAAATCTCTGTATCCTTTTCCAACAAGTTCCGGCAGATTCACTTTTCTACTCTTCAAGTTCGCTCTCACCTACAATCATGACAGGCACAACTCCTTCAACTTCAACTTTATCTGTAAACAATCTATATCGTTTACCAAGCAATTCTGCCGATTTAATTCTTTCACGCAATCCAATTTGTTTTTTTATTTTTCTAGCTTCGCTTGTTCCATTGCCAGTCCCTTCAATAACAACAACTTCCTCGTCAAGCTCACCTCTCATTGATTTGGTCAAAAACTCAAGCACTTCCTTATCAGATGCTGTCCTCTCATCCTGCATAGCTTCCAATTTCTCGTCGATATAGCTTTTTATAGCAGGTTTTTGCAAGTTTTCTTGTCCAATAACTCTCGCTGTCTTTTTACTGTACCCTGCCTTTATCGCTGCTTCTGTTATGTTTCCAGTTTCAATGTAATAATCCGCAAATCTTTTCTGTTTCTCCGTCAATTTCATGTCAAGTTCTCCACCTCCTCAAAAATAAAAATACTCCGCAATTCTAAGCGGCTGCCGAATTACAAGGCAATAAAATATTTATAAACAAACAAAAAAAGACAGCTTTTAAACTGTCTTACACTTACAAAAATTTAAGGTTTAATGACAAGTGATTAACTCATACTCTTACATCTTAACATATTATAACATATTAAAAATTATATACAATGCCAAAAAAGTGCCAATTTTTAATTTAATATACTTTTTAACACATCATCTGAAAAAATAATTAACTGCAGTTGCCTAATCATAAAGTTTTTATGCCTTTTTGCTGTTCTTACACTAATGTTTAATTTCTCGGCTATATCTTCAAAAGTCAAATCTTCAAAGTATTTCATCTCGATTATATTATAATATTTATCGTTCCTAATCGTATTTAAGGCTCTTTCGACCATGCTAATCACATTTTCTATTCTTACGATTTCTTCCTGTAATTTTTCAATCCTATTCTCTACTTTTTCTAATTCTGATAGGTATACTTTACTAGACTGCACATTAACTCCAGTTTCTCTTTTCTGAATTGATATTCCCTCTTTCTTCAAATCCTCTATAAGCATATTTTTAGAATCAATAGCACCTTTCAGCAGTTCCAGTTCTGATAATAATTTCTCTGTTTTTTGAAAAGGTGTCAATTGCTTATCTTTTCTCATATCCTTATCACTCTTAATTTTCTCTAGAATTTTATCTGCTATTTTTTCTATATCTTTTTCATTCATATATTTTTTTATTCTTCCTTTCCACTGAATTTCTAGTACATTTTAATAAACATTCTATTAAACATCCCTTTTTTGATTTCTCAAACAGCATTAACAAAGTTTCATCTGAAAAATTTTTATAATTAAAATTAAATCCATACACTTCTATTCTTTTATGCACATTCAATCTCTGCCTCATATCAACTTCCCATTTTAGCCATTTTTCTAATTCTTTTTTACTCTTCTTTCTAACTATTACACCATTTCCATTTTCACTGTAAATAATCACTTGTTTCAATCTTGTCTTCTCCTTCAATAATTTCTTTTAACTTCGGTTCTTCAAACAGTTCACTTTTAGCAATCTTACCTTTTTTAGCTCCTTTCGTGTAATAAACAGGTTGTCCATTCTTATCTAATTTCGTCATATTAGAACGATGAACTTCTTTAAATGCTGTATGAAATATCCCATTGAAATTATTTTTTTCAATTTTGTCGCATATCTCTGCCAATTCTGAATCCGCTGAATCAAAATATAGTATTCTCGCAACAAGATCGACATTTCCTTTGCAATGTTCCAATAACGTTCCTATATACACATAAACCATATCCGCAACTGCATCTAGTTTCCCTACCGTATCATTTTCTATCTCTGCTTTCATGTACTCCGTTTTCTCTTCCATAAGCAGCAAATCTCTTAAATGCTCTCTCTCTTCCGTCATATCCTTATTTAAAAATTCTTCCTGATTGAACGCCAAATAAAATTCCTTGACCATTTTAGCCTTCATTTCCCATTGTTCCATTTATTTCTCCTCTTCTCTTTTATATTTTTCAATTCTAGCTTTTAGACTAGACAATAATTCATCTTGAACATCACCTTTGCTTTGCAATGCTTTCATTACATCCTCATCTCTTGTTTTTTGAGTAACAAGGTGATGAATTATAACTTTTTCCTTTTGTCCTTGTCTGTGAAGCCTTTTATTCGCCTGCTGGTAAAGCTCCAAGCTCCAGTTAAGACCAAACCATATTATATGGTTCCCGCCTGCCTGTAAATTAAGTCCATATGCTGCACTCGCGGGATGTGCCAAAAGTATATCAATCTTCCCCGCATTCCAATCTTTTTCGTCATCAGGAGTTTTTAGTTCCCTAACCTCCAGCTTTAGTTTTGACAATGCTTTTTTCAGCCTAATCAAATCATGTTTAAAATTATAAAAGACCAACGCAGATTTTCCATTTAGTTCTTCCACAAGCTCTAAAAATCTTTCAATTTTGCAATTATGAATCTCATAAATATTTCTCTCGTCGTCATATACTGCTCCGTTTGACAGCTGCAACAATTTATTCGTAAGTGCTGCCGCATTTGCCACATCTATGGCTTCTGTATCGTTTAGAGACAAAAGCCATTCCTTTTCCAGGGTTTCATATTTCTTCAAGGATCTGTTGTCCAATGTTACTGGAATCACATTATAAGTTATATCGGGAAGTTCCAGATAATCTTCAGCCTTCATGCTTATACAAATATCTCCAATCTTATTTCTTATACTTGAATCTGCTCCTTCCTTTAAGGAGTATTCCCCAAAACTTCCATAGCTTCTGTAATCAAAGAATTTATCTCGAAAGGCAGTTATGTTTTTCCCCAGACGCTCCCCTCTATCCAGTAAATAAATTTGAGACCAAATATCTTTCAGCCCGTTTGGTGCTGGAGTCCCAGTCAGCCCAACAACTCTGCCTATTTTCCCAAGCACAAGCTTTAAAGCCTTAAATCTTTTACTCGCGTGATTCTTAAAACTTGAAAACTCGTCAACTACAACCATATCAAACGGCCACTCATTTTTATAATATTCAACAAGCCAAGATACATTCTCACGATTAATTATGTAAATATCGGAAATTGTGTTCAGTGCTTTTATCCTCTTAGTTAAACTTCCTAAAACTTTTGATGTTTTCAAATATTTAAGATGATCCCATTTTTCAATTTCACCAGACCAGGTGCTTTCTGCAACTTTTTTCGGCGCTATAATAAGAACTTTATTAACTTCAAACATATTGAACTTCAGTTCGTTAATCGCTGTCAGGGTTATTATCGTTTTTCCAAGTCCCATGTCAAGCATTAATCCTACGCTCTTGCCATTCACAATTCTGTCGATACAGTATTTTTGGTAATTGTGCGGCACAAATTTCATAATCCATTCTCCCCTTTCTAATTTTGTAGTTCTTGTTTGATTATAAAGTCGATTTGAGTTTTCGAATCTATAACATAAACCGTTTGTCCGCATTGCCTTATCCTCAAAATCTGCTTACTCTGCGACGGTCTTGGCTTTTTACCAGGTGCCTTAAGTTCCGCAAAGAATACTCTTCCGTTATTAAGTATACAAAGCCTGTCAGGTACTCCGGCATTGCCAGGGCTCACAAATTTATAGCACAGTCCACCTGCTTTTTTTATTTCTTTCGCCAAATAATTTTCAATTTCTTTTTCTAGCATTTCTACCTCCAAATAAATTTAATTTTCATTAATTCGAGTTCCTGAAAAAATGTCTACAATCTCCGCGCGCGCGTATAGAGATGTTAAATTAAAGGGGAATATGCTTGTATTATTAAATACATATTAATATTTCTCCTTTATTTTAATACTCTATATAGGGTTTTTTATATATTTTGTAGTAAATTATATAGTAACTACTGTAAATAAAGGGTTCTATCGGCTACAAAGTATGGCTACAATCTTTTTTTAATTTTTTGATATTTTAGGTTCTAACTCTTGTTTTATAAAGGTTTGTGGCGGCAACAATTTTTTAAAAAATGGCAACAAAACTACCAAAAAGGGCTACAATCTTATTCTTTAAAACTTAGAAAATCTTAGAATTAGCCCTGAAAACTTTGTAGCCAGTTTTTTATTTATTTCAATCTTTATTTTCAGAAATAAGATTCAACCCCTTTATTCATGCTACTTTGATTTATCTTGGAAAAAGGCTACAATCTTATTTTTTATGATTTTTCCAATCCAAAAATTCACTTGGTGAAACTCTTTTAAACCCCCTTTGTTTGCCGTAATTTCCAAACTTTCTTGGGGTTCTCATTCGCTCCCATCCTGGTATACTTTCCATAATGCTGTTTATCTCCGAACTTTCAAAATTTCTTATATTTTTGGTCTGCATTCCGAAGCATTCAACTAAAATCTCAACAGCACAAATTTTATCCCTATAGATAAAGTCCCCTTCATAAGTGTAATTGCCACTCAAGTAATCTCTCCGTTTATCAGGAGACAGTTTGTTCCAGTTATCTGGGACTTTTCTGTCCAGAAACTCTTGAATTATACCTTCTTTAGGATTCGATACCCTATGCTCTGCCTGATATTGTCTTGAAAGCTCTTCAGCTTCTCCAGTAAGCATTAAGACTTCCCCAGTTTTATAGTTTTCGTAGGCTTCCGCCCAAATTTGGTCAACTTCGTTATCCAGGTCATCCCAGATTGATTTTCTAGGTTCATTGATTCCCACAACCACTGGCCAAAAACGGCGGTTCCCCGTTCGGTCTCTTAAGAACTCCCAGTCATTTGAAGTACCAAAGAAAACACATCTTCTAGGATATTTATTTGTTCTTCTTCCATATGCTTCCCTATAAATATCCTCATTTTTACTCAAGAACTGCTTTATCAAATTAGTTTCAGTCTTATTAAATCCTGTAAGTTCTCCTATTTCATTAATCCATGTTCCCTGAATCATTTCAGCGGCTTCTTTTCCTTCAAAATTCTGTAAACTGTCCGAGTACCATTCCATCCCTAGCTTATTCAGAAATGTGCTCTTACCTAAGCCCTGCCTACCTGTAAAGATAGGCATGTAATCGTACTTAATGCCGCCTTCTACCGCTCTTGCAACTGCCGCTGTCAAGGATACTCTAATTACTGCTCTCGTATAAACATTGTCTTCAGCACCTAGATAATCAATCAGCAAGGTTTCCAGTCTTTTTTGGCCATCCCATTTTAAATTTTCTAAATATCTTTTTACCTTGTTGAATTTATTTCTGTGCGAGTTCAATAAGAGTGCGTCATTTATTTTCTTTTCTCCGCTTAACCCAAATTTAGTTTCCAGATAATTTCTCAGTCCGCTGTCATCGACTTCCTCATATTGCCTTACAATATTTGATTTGTTCCATGGAAGGCTTCCTAAGACTACTGCTCTGTTTGAAAACTCATCAAGTGCCAGTTTTCCCTTTAAGTGGGGGTCATTTTCTAATACAATTTGAACATTTCTTATCGTTTTTTTAATAACTCCGTTAGAAGTTATCTCAAATTTTGACATCCAGGACAGATCCTTTTCGTCATTTTCTTCTTCATCGAGAATTTCAAAGTCATCTTTTGCATTATATATTTCTGCGTTCACGATATTTGCTACTTCCGAAATCCCTCTTGCAAGTTTGGACATTTCGATAAATGAAGGTAATTTCGCATTTGGAGTATTTTCTTTCGCATCAGCATCCAAATCAGAAAACTTATGTATTCTCACTAAGTCAAAAGCGTTACACAATATTCCGCTCGCAGGGTCTGTCGCATGATGCGAGTAGCTGAACAAATCGTCATATACAACTACTCCGCCATAAGTACTTCCACCTGTATAGGTCATCCTTTTTCCATCGTCTGACATCTCATAAACATCTGGAATAAACTTATTGACGGCTTCTATAATTCCATAAGTTTTACAGAAAGCTCCAATTATCCCAGTCTTTTCTAACGGATTTTCCTGCTTTTTCTTTAGCCGCTCCAACATCTTTTCAGAACCGGGAACTTGTGGCCATTCCCTCATATCGCGCCAGTCATCATACATTTTTAAAACCGCTTTTACATCAAACATAGGAGATTCTATATCATATTCATAGATATAATTGCTATCTTTTGAACAGCTAGGCCAGTACATTAATCTTGCCGGTTCAAAAGTTGTGGGGTCACACATTGAAATTCCTAACATAGAACCAATTTTTCGTGCTACGGGCTCATATTCATCACAAGCCATACTTTCATTTGCCAAAAAGATGACCCGGAGCCTAGGAGCTGATTCTGTGTGCTTACGAGTACTGTAAACCACATAGCTTACTCCTAGATCTTTTATCTTTTTTAAAACTTCTAAAGTCTTTCCTGGTTTTATGTTATCCAAATCCAGTGTTATCAAATTCCTGCTTAGCAGATTTGAGTTTTTTCTTCTGCCGTCTTTCAGCTCTCCACCAACGAAACCACCTACATCTTTTAAGTCGTCCTGCTTTGCCTTGGGCATTTTCATATACTCTTCCAATGTTTCGGTGCTTCTAAATGGCGTTTTAAGTCTTTCTATGAACTCTGGCCAAAACAGCTTCTCCTGTTTCCACACCATATCTTTTCTGCTGTTGGCGGTACTTATTGATATTTCTCTATTTGTCATTTTTCCTCCTTTCAAATATTTTTAACTGTTCCAAAACTCTTCTATTATTTTTATTGCTTTACGTAGCTTTTCAAATTCAGACTTGTCAATTTCATATATAAATTCTGTATTTATCACAAAACCTTCCTCATTAAAAGTTATCTCAATGAAATCATTATAAGCATTTGAGTAATCCAGCCTTACCATCATACTGACATTTTCAAAATTAACAACAGATAATCTGAATAAACTTTCCAATTTTTTCTTTAAATCTATGGCTAAAAAGTTGAAAATTCCGTTACATTCATCCAAATCACTTAACACTATCCAAACTTTATCTCGATTAGCCACCAGTTTCAAAAAATCCTTTAAATACATAATAACCGTCAATCCTTTTTATAATACATAGTTTCAAATCCATCAGCCCTTAATAGTAGCCCTTTAGCCCATTCTATTTCCTGCCCCATTATCCCGCATACTTCATCTACCGTTGTTTCCATAGGAGCTTCAATAACTACTTCATCGTGAATGTGCATTACAATTTTGAATCCTTTTTCAGTTAATCTTTTTATCGACACCGCCAGGCAATCTCTAGCGATAGCCTGCACAATATTTTCCACTAATTTTCCGCCATAGGTTTCTGCCGTTTCCCATTTTCCAGTAGTTTGATTCTGCGCCATATAGGTTATAACTTTTGAATCCCAGCTGTTTAATTTTGTTCCAGGATTAACATAGTATAGTTTTCGCCCGCTTGGAAGCAGTACTGTTAAAAAATCCAGACCATTCGATAGATCCCCTTCTTTTTCAAAAATAATGCCGTTCACGGCTTTTCTTCCGCCACCTTCGACAACTTCTATAGCTGTGCTTCCTATTGCCCACCAGAGCCCTATAATATTCTTATTTGAGTCTCTCCACATCCTCACTATGCCTGGCAACTCTTCTTCAGTCAATCCCATGTTTAAAGCTCCCATTGCCTTTAATGCACCAGGTCCTCCCTGATAGCCAAGAGCAAGTTCTGCGACTTTTCCTTTTTGTCTCAAAGCGTACTCAGGATTCCCTTTTTTTATCTTCTCAATTGGAACTCCAAACATTTGGCTGGCACTGGCTTCATAAATTTTTCCATGAGTTTTAAATACTTCACTTCTCCAATGCTCTCCGGCAAGCCAGGCAATTACTCTTGCTTCTATAGCTGAAAAATCTGCTATTACAAACTTTTTCCCTTCTTCCGGAATAAAAGCAGTACGGATCAGCTGCGACAAGGTGTCAGGAATGTTTCCATAAAGAATTTCTAAAGTTGCAACATCCCTTCTTTTTACGACTTCACGAGTTCCACTTAGATTCTGTATGTAATTTCTTGGTAAATTTTGAACCTGTACAAGCCTTCCTGCCCATCTGCCAGTTCTATTTGCTCCGTAAAACTGTAGCAGTCCTCTTACACGATTTTGTTCACCTAATGCCGCCTTCATTGCAACATATTTCTTTGTGCTTGTCTTCGACAATTCTTTTCTTATTTCCAGAACTCTTTTTACCTTTCCAGTAACTTCTTTTGTCAGTTTCTCTACCGTTGCTTTTTGCAAGTTTTCGACTTTTACATCTTGGATTTTTAACCATTCTAACAACTGACTTGTGCTATTTGGATTATCAAGTCCTGTAATATCTCTAGCCTCATTCATTAATTTTTCATTCCAGTATTCGCTTATCCACAATGAGCTATCAACTAAATCAGTATCTATCGCAATACCTCTTTCGTTCATCCTAATATCCATCCGCCATTGCTCCCATTCACCTTCAGGAACTTTTACGCTTTTTAATTTGTTCATTATCGCCATTTCTGCCACTACATCCTGCCTGTTATATTCCACAAACAAATTCCACTTATCCAAGTCGTGATGTGGTAAATTTCTTGTTCTTCCGCCGTTAGCTCTAGTTGCCTTGCAGGGGACGGAAAAATATCTTATAAGTGCTTTCCCCGACATATCCTTTTTCTTATCTTCTTCAAATCCTAATGCTTTACCCACTTTACCTAATCCGCCAGGAAATCCAGCATAATAGGCGTGTATCATTGTACATTTCCATTGCCCTAAATTAGTTTTGAACCCGGCACGGTTCAAACAATACCATTCAAAATTTGCATTGTAGGCCCTTAATTCAGTTTCATTGTCACTAAGCCTTTTTATAATCTCATCAGGAACTGTTTCTCCCTGTGCTAAATCAATAACTTTTACTTCCGAGCCGTTCAGTGAGTAAGCAAAAAGAAGGATTTCAAAATCATTGCTTTGAGCATATTTGTATAAACCTGATTTTCCAATGTCTATACTGCTGTAAGTTTCAATGTCTATATTTAATACATCCATATTTTTTTATCCTTCTTTCTGTTTTTATCTATTTTAATCTTCTATGCATAACACTTTTTTACCAAGGCATATCGTCATCTTCGACAACCTGGAAATCCTGCTGAGCATTTCTTCCTCCGGCTAAACTTTCACCATCTTTTATCTTTTGTACATTTCCTAATCCAACTCCGATACCTCTTTTATTCATGTATGCATAAGGGTAAAAGTTAATTGAAACATTGGCATAAATTCCGCTATAAATTTCGCTTTGGTCCATAATAGGTTCCACTTTAGCATTTACTACTTGTGGTGGGTAATCCACTTTTGCTGATGCATTAATAACCCAGCACCCTTTGCATTCATCTCCATAAGGTGTTCCGTCTTCTTTTGTTCCATCACCATCTTTTAACGGAGAATTTATTTTAACTGGTCTGACTCCTCCCCATCTGTCTGAAATTCCATATTCTTCCGCCGCTTTTATCGCCGCATCTATTTTCAGTTTTGTTTTTGTATCTCTCTTATCAATTAAAATCGTTGTGCTATATTTTTCCTCTTGTCCTTGAACCGCCGCATGTGGTTTAAATAAATGAACATAACTTAATCTTCCTCTTACTACTATTCTTGTATCTGCCATAAAATGTCATCCTCTCTATTCTTCTATTTTTTTAAATTCATCTGATGCATCAATTACATCTTTTTCATATTTTTTTCTTTTATCCGATTCAACTACCAAAGTTGGCTTTCCCTTCGGCTTAATAATCAAATCTCCTGCAATCTCCCCAAATCTTTTTTTACCTACAATCCCCTCAAGCTGTGTCAGCGGCAGCAACCTTTTTTCAAACAGTAAAGCCTCTTCAACATCATTTTCCTTAAGTGCTTCCACTAATTTATCCGAGTCTTTAATTTGTCTGATTGACCTTCCTTCCACAACTTTCCATCCAGGAATCTCTTCGCCATTTAATAACTTTGTCAAACTTTGATTTTCTATATCTTTAACCCATTTAGCTAAGTCTTGGGCCTTTTTTAGGATTTCCCCCAGTTCTTCATTTGTCAAAATATTTCCTTTTAACTTCATTTCGGTTTCAAGTTCCAGATTTTTCTCAGCTCTTGCCTTGCACAAAGCCTTAGCCCTGCAAAAAGTGCATTCCCCCGGAATAAATTCCCCATCACCTTCATAAGCCTTTTGTGCTGCTGGTTTTACTTCATTTTCCGCCCAGTCCATCAATTCTTTAGAACTAATTTGAAAAGTGCTGACACTATCCAATCTTGGCTGCACGATCCCCATATCTATGAGGTCTATGTCAAAATAAAGTGAATATTCTAAGTAAGCTCCAAGTGCATAAAGCATTAACTGTGGGTTGTTTTCTGCGAATACAGGAACTCCTTTTCCATATTTTAAATCCCTGATATATAAAAGTCTTTTCTCTGTATCGATGGATATGAAATCTGCAGTTCCGAATCCATCTGGCACATATTCGCTAAAGTCCACTTTCTTTTCTACTACCGTGGTGCTTATCGGATTTCCATTGAACTTCATCAATAATTCTTTTATGTGGTCAACATAAAATTCTGTGAATCCTTCCATTTCATTTTTATATAAATTATCTGATTTTATCTTTTTCAGTTCGATATTGTATTTTTTAAGCCCTAACGGGCTTAGATATTTTCTAAGCTTAAGCTCTGACAGTTCATGTGCCAATGTTCCTTCTCTTGCATAATCAGATGTTACATCTTCAAACATATCTTCCATTCTCGCACTTGGCGGACACTTCATCCATCTTTTAGCCCCACTTGCGCTAAGCAAAGCGTGTCCTCTTTCAGAATGATTTATAGCCATTATATTCTTACCCCCAGTTCTCTTAAATCATTAGCAAAATCTAAATATCTCTCATCAGATAACGCATCAAGTTTTTTAACTTCATATTTTTCATTAAGCAGCTTTTTAATCTCCATACCTTTCCCAAGCCCAGAACCTTCGACACATCCAGCTCTTAACTGCTCAAGCGTCAATTTCGGCGCAACAGCTTTTGGAAGTTCAATCTTTTCTTCTTTTGTTTCCTTTAATTTTTCATCCTTAACAGAATCCGCTTTTATGTCTACTCCTGAACTTTTTTCCCCTTGGATCTTGTCTGTTATTTTTTCAATAACAGCTTCACCTTTCATTATTTTATTATTTCCCAACGACATTATCGCCTTTGAAAAATTTTCAATCACAGGTCTGCTACCTTCTTCAATTTCGATTATTAACTTTATTTCCATAATTAATCTATCCTTTCTGAAATTTTATATAAATTATATATTTTCTTAATCTCTTAACGCCAAAGGCATCATTAAATAAAGCCAGTCATCACTAGCGCCACCTTTAACAAGTACCGCGCTCTTATTGTTGAGCATTTTCATCACTACTGTCTTGTCCTTGATTTTTTTAATAAAATCCAGCAGGTATTTCACTTCTAATGCTATTTTTAAATCATTGCCATTCTGAATTGTTGCCAGCTCTTCTTTAAATTCTGAATGTCCGTCATTTGATTTTATTAACAATTTGTTCTGTGCGAAGTTAAATACCGCTCCATTTCTATATTCAAGAGAATTTTTAGCCACAGAATAAGCACGTTTAAGTGCGGGTACAAAATTTTTAGTGCCTAAGACTACTGTTGTTCTATCTTTATCCAAGCCAGATGTTATAGTTTTGTAATCTGGGAAAACAAGGTCAACTAACCTGGATACAACTTCTATTCCTACAAATTTAAACGATATTTCATTTTTTCCTATAGAAACTGCTGTCATTTCATCAGGTGCACCTAATTTAGATTTCATAACTTTTAAAAGTCCTTTAACGGTTTCCAGAGGTATGCTCACACCAAAATCTTCGGGCTTATTTGGGCTAGGATTTAATTGAACTCTTGCATAGGCCAAACGGTAGGTATCTGTCCCAATAGCCTTTAAATATTCTCCATCTAAATCGAGTCTCACACAATTTACAGCAAAGTTTTCAACATTTGTGGAAGCAGAAAACATTACATTCTCAAAAAGATTTTTCAAGTCTTCCTTCTGAAATGGATAATATTCTGGTACTTTTACACTTTCAAAGTCAGGAAAAGGGTCTCCTGTTATCAATGAAATTTCTCCCTTAGAATCATTTGTCTGGACAATTATTTTATCCTTTTCAACTGCGATTGTAACATCATTGCTGGAGATTCCTTTTACCAGATCCTTAAAAATTTTACAGGGAACTAGAGCTTTTCCACCGCCAGATATTTCTCCTGCAATTTCAATCCTTACAGATTTTTCCGAATCCGAAGCTCTTAATATTAAAATATTTTTCTTTTCATCAGCTTCTATAAATATCCCTTTCAAATATTCTTTTCCAAACTTCTTTTTTTCTGCAAAATTTTCTGCAATTTTAACAGCTTCCAGAAGTTTCCAAGTTTTTACTGCCGCTTTTAGTTTATCTTCCATTTTTTCTATCCTTTCATTGATTTAATAGGCTGACATCAGTAAAAATGACAATTGCGTTATTAATAAATATTTAGGAAGTATAATGTCAGCCAAGTTTTTTTTATGGAGTTTCTTCTCTCCAAAGTATTGATTTAATTGTCTAAATTTGCTATAATTAAGATAAGTTAAGACAAGCGCTCATCCTGTTTTAGCCAGTGTTAGATAGTCGCTGGCTATTTTTTATTTTCATAGCCTCTTTTCTTTTACATCCAACCCATGCAATTTCAAGTCCAGCCTCTTCAAATGCTAATAAAGTTATAGCATCCTGTTCAAAGTCGGCTTCCCCACCTTCTATAATTACTTCTTTTATTTCCTCAAATTTCTTGTCCGTTTTTGTAATAAATGTTTTAATATACATTCTATTTTTCTTGTCAAAATCTTTTAGTTTTACCTGTACAAATCTCTTAAAAATGTTATAATATGCAAATATCACAAGTATCTGTTTTGTCGCAGTTTCAGTATCTCTATACCTAGTTTTTAAATATTTGCTAAATTTAGTTTTTAAAATTTTTAATTCTTCCTGGTACATTTTAGAAAACTCTACAACCACAAATTCATTCTTAAAGTCCTGTATCTTACGCTGATTAGGGTTCTGCAGCTCTTCATAGTCATATTCCCTTACAAGCCTTGTCACAATCCTGAAACTTCTCTGTATGATGTCCTCAAGTCCAAAGGTGCACCACAATGTATTTTCTTCGTTCAATTTTGGTATTTTGGTATCACCTCTTAGGAGATTACCATCTGTAATTCCAGGAATGTTAAAATAATTTCTATAATGCTTGCATAAATTTGACAGGCCCATCATTGAAAAGACCTTCGCTCTTTCATTTTCATCCGTTGAGAATTTTGTGTAATCCTTTGCCTTCGATACAAGCACTCGCTTTTCCTCTTGTTTTTTTTAATTTTCTCTTTATTTTCATAACTGTTCTCCATTTTTACATCTTTTTAAAGAATGACGGCCACCAAAGCAATATCGCCAGTAATATTGGAAATACCAAGTTTCCACCAGCAACCCAATGTCCTTTTTCTCTAATCACTTCCAGCTGTATAAGAACCGTCGCAGTTATTAAGAACAGTATCTTTATGAGATTTTTCAATGTTAGCATTTTCTCCCTCCCATTTCTTAATCTCTTCCTCGCCCATTTCTAT